TGTGTTTAAAATTAATTATTTTTTTTATTTTACTTTTTTTTATTATTTCTTACTGTAACTGTAACATGTTACACTTTTTCTTTGTTAAGTACTATAAACATTGACTTTTTACTGTAACATTATGTGTAACACTGTAACATTTTAAAATTATTTTGTTACACCTTCAAATTCCTTAATCCATCGAGTAATACTCATTCTGGATATACCCAAAAGCTCGGCAGTTTCACTTCTATTAAAGTCTGGTTTCACTTTCCAAATTTCGTGTAGCTTCTCTTTTTCAGATTTACCTTTATTAGCGGTGATAGTTGTTTTTAATTTCGAAACCTCAATAGAGTTTACCTTTATCTTTTTTGCAGTAGCTACAAAGTATTTGCTTAGTTTTTCCGCTTTTAAGATACTTTCTTTTGATATTAGTAATGTATTATCACTTTCGGTAAAGAACTCGTTAAACGTATGTATTAAGCACGCAAAACGAGGGATGTAACTCTTTTGTTTTGGGAGCATCGATTTTAAATATTCGTTTTCGTTTTCATCATTCTGAATTACGGTAGTTTCATTAAACATTCGTATCCATTCTGTTTTTGCATCGTCTGAAAATTTAGCCGTTAACGGTGTTATTTCTCCATCTTCGTTTCGTTTAATGATTCCTTTCAAAGTGTCGTAAAACATAATAATTGCCTCTTTATACCAGTGCAGTAAATCTTCTGAAATTTCATTTTCGTTGTAGCAATCAATTTTTAAATCAGGAAAAGACAAAAGCATTCTGTCCATAAAACCATTGTCTTTGTTTTCATCAGTATAAAATGAATTAAATATTCCCGGTTGAATACCTCCAAGAACAGGAATAAAAGGTTTTTCAACAAATGAACCTTTTCGAGTTAAACGGTTGAGGTTGACGGATTTCCCACTCCAAGTTGACAACCAAAATTCTAAATCTGAACCTTCTCTATATTTATTCATGTCTTTAAGCCAGCCAGCTAACTCGTCTTTGAACACACCCACTGCATTATCGCTTTCTTGATGCAAATCCACTAAGGCCTCTAAAGTAATATCATTGGCTATAAATTGGCTCTTTCTTGGTTCATAAACTTCTGGATGTTCTTCTTTTTCTTTTTTACTTAAAGCCGTGTAGAAATCAAATTTTTCACGTTCTTTGATGTATGTTTTAATTTCCTTTTGATTTATTTTTATCAGTGGGTAAATTACGTTTGAAATACTTGGTGTTTTTCCAAGTCCAGCTTTACCAACGATTGAAATCCAAACCGTTAAGTTTTCAATCCATCCTTTTTTTACCTCAACATTTATAGAATTACCGATGCAAACTGAAATAAGCCAAAGCATCGAACACCCCATATAATCTATTGAACTATCTAATTTTGAATGACATTCATTTAAATAGTCTTGTATTTCATTAGGGAATATATCTATTGGAAAAACTAAATCATTTTCGTTTATCTTAGGTTTTTCCTCATTAGCTTGTAAAGATATTTTTGGCTTAATTTCGTTTACAATCTTTTTGAGCCGTGAGCCAAAACCTTTTTGATACAAGTCTTTTGCTCCTGCAGATAAATCGCCACCGTGATTTTTATAACAATAAGCCACAAATGGACTAATTTGTTTTTCGTGTGGGTAAATAGTTCCTGTGCTAAAAAGATACATTAAACCATCTTCTTTATACACATATCCTGAATGTGGTGAAGTTGCACCGTGTCGTTTAATTACGTACTTTTTATTATGATTCGCTACGATTTGAAAATCACTTCCAATAATTTCAAAAATATCTGTTTTTTGATTAAAATCATCCCAACACGAAGTTTCATTTTCTTGATACTCTTGTTTTTTCTTTATCGGTTCAATTGGCAGTTCGGTTACATAGTTGTAAGTTCTTGAGCAACTCCATAAAATTTCCCTATCGGCTTCTGAAATTTCTTTAATTTCGTGATAATTAATTTTTGATAAAGTATCATCATAAGCTATAACCATTCCGCCAATACCACGGCTTTCTATCAATGCCTCTGGATTGCCTTTTAGTTTTGCTATCTTTGTATTTCCTTTTAATGTTTTACAACGGTAAAGAATATGGTATCCTTTGTTTAAAGTTTTTTTAATAACAAATTTCTTTTCAAAGTCATCAATATTATCATTAAGAAAGCCATAATATTCATCCCAAAACTCTTTCTGTTCTTTTAGAGTTGACAAAGTTTTGCAATCAATATCAATAACTTCAAGATTATTATATCCTGTAACCAGACCGAATTTAGGACTGGTTAATTGTTCAATTTCCTCTGGAGTTCTTGCTTTTGTCTGTGCATTTTTCCAACTGCCTATTGGTGCTTTATTTTCGGAGCATGGAATTATTGAAAATCCATTTTCTGCCAACTTCTTTAAATAGTGTTTTTCCATAATATTTTAAATGCAAAAGTCCCACAAATCCACTGCTTCTCACGTCAGTTTCATTGTAGGACAATGTGTAATATTAGCGTTGGGTAATTGTGAGAAGCCAACTATAAAGCAAATATAATCATTTATTCAATACCTACAACAATATCTTATTAAAAAATGATTGTCCTTTTTCTTTGGCTATGTGTTTATTATCGTAAAAACGCTTAGCAAAATCCGAGAATAAAACAATCTCAGATATATCCATCTTACCAACCGTTTCTGCTAGTTCTTGGAGCTTACCACATACATTGATACTCATTTCCGGTGCCATTGCGTACACCGTGGCATATTGCTTATTGAGTTCTTTTTCAGTTGCTTTTTTGAACTGGTTGGCCGTCATCTTGATTTCTTTTTTAACTGGGTATTGGTCGATGAATTCGCAAAGTACCTGTGTTTGGAAAGTTAATTCTATTCCGTTTTTTAGTTTATTTGATCCCATAATTAAAATAGTCTAATTTTTTCTTTATTTCTTGTGCTTTTTTCTTGTCGGTTTGCATCATTAATCTATATTCTTTTTCCAGTTCCTCTATGGTTGGCTGCTTACTTTTTGCCATAAATTCTTTTCTTAAATTCGCTAAATGGTTCTTGTTCCTGTACTTCGTGCATCTTACTTTCAAAAATAAAGCAGTCTAATTTACCCTCATAAATCAATATTTGCTGGATGTATTCTTCTTGATATTGGTCTATGTATCTTTTACCATTTGGATTGCAATTTGCAATCCTTTCTTTTTTGCAAATAGCCGTAATGCTGTTAATGCCAACGTTTAGATTATTAGCTAAATGAGATACTGTTTTCATCTGTAAATCGGTTCTGTTGAAAAATATATTGCGATAATTGCTAGGACAATAATTGTCCAAAATAGTAGTGCTTTCATAATTTTTCTAATTGATAGTTAATATTGAGTTTGTAGAAAACCGCTATATTTCTACAGCGGTTAAATCAAAAGTTTCTACTAATAGCCGAAACGATGGGTTGGCTCAGAAAAGTAAATCGTCTGGTTCTTCTTCACTTGGTTGCGATACCGGTACAGTTGTTTCTGTTTTATCGCTTCCCCATACAGTTGTAAATCCTTCCCCGATATAAACAGTTTCCGCTTTTGCTTCTCGTTGTTCTTTGGTTTGAATAACGCAAGCAAAATGCGTTTTCATAATTCGCATATTGTCCTTTTCGTAAATTTGTTTTGGCTCTTTTACTTCTACAAGTTCGAATTTTACTTCTTGAAGTTTTACAGTTTCGCCTGACTTGTTTTTAAACTCTCGATTTGATACCAACGTGCGCAATTTTGATGCGTCTAATGTTACTTGAATTTTGCTCATTTTATTTATATTTATTTGTTAATTTTTCTACGTTGTTCTCTCAATTGATATTCTCTTTCTGATAATCTCTTTTTATAATACTTAATGTGATTGTATTGTTCGGCATAATACGGGTCTTTCATATTTTCTGCCCAATCATTAACCTCTTTTGAAACATTTTTAGAATTGAAATAACGCTCTTTGATTTCGTTAGGAATTTCTTCATATTCCGATTCACGCATTTTGATAAAAACTTCTCTATTACTTTTCATAATCTTGTTCTTGTTGTAAAGTTAGCGTATATTTTGATTTTATTTGAGCAATAGTTGCATTTGCAGCTTTCGCTTTTGCTAAAATTTCAGCAGTTGCGATAGGCTTTGGTTGCACTGCTTTTTGAGCATCGTCATCTTCACTACCAATTCCACAAATTGAACTTAAAGAGTACCTGCGTGCATATGATATACCACTACCATACGCTTGCGCATCGTTTTGCTTATTGCAAAATATTTCGGCAAGGCTTTCAAAAGTCTCTCCGCTTTCGTGCATTAAAACAGTTTTAACGAAGTTTTTTCCATCGATGTTTACTAATGGTTGCAATAATACAATACCGTTACTATTCAAAGCGGGAACAATTGCTTCCAACACGTCATTAAGGTCTGCGTATTTATTTTTAAAGAAAGGATTTACAGACCCTTTTTTTGGGGTCTGCATTTCTTTTTGTGCTTTTACCAAAGCTATTGCAATATTTTTCATAATCAATATTTATTTAAAATGTTATTTTTAATAGTTGTTTCTTCATAACTCAAAAATCCAAAAGTTTTAAAAGACTCTTCGATTTCTTTTAGTTTTCGTAAATCTAACCTTAACCGTGCATTTTTATTAATAAGGTCTTGGTTATATTCTTCGAGTTGTTCGAGTTCTGTTAATGGTTCGGTTTCTTCCCGATTAATTGGATTAATAGGATTGTGTTCGTTATAGGTGTCTAGGCTCATAATATTACGAATTTAATATTTCTAATATAATTTCTTCGTGACGTTCATAACTATAAATTCCATAATTGTAATTTGCAAAGTTTTCCGCTAGCCTGTCTAATTGATTTTGAGTAAGTTTCATAATTTCTATATTTTAGTTCAGCAAATGTAAGTAGTTTAATTTAATCCACCAAATTAAAACTAACAAAAAATTAAAATATTTTTTTTATTAATTTTTCCTTTTATATTAAATATTAATTTATATATTTGCGTATGTTTAATCGATAAAAAATAGAAATTATGTTATACGTACAAATCACAAAAGAATAAGCATTAAGTATCGGAGCGAAAGAATACGGTATTACAGGCGGTAAAAAAGATAAAGAAACAGGATTAAGGCCTACTATTTATTTCTGTTCTAATTTAGTTTTTATCCACAACTTTGAAAGAGAAAAAGAATTTATAACAATCTAATCAATATGAAAAAAAAGACAAACAACGAAAGAAATGCAGGACGTAAACCTAAATACAATGTTCCTGCAAAAACTGTCCAAGTTCCATTACCTATATTGGAACAAGTGGAGGAGTTAAGTAAGCCTTATTTAAATATCAAAACCAAATCAAAATGAAACAAAAACCACAAATAATATTCCTTGCAATTGTCGGGGTGTATTTTATTTTTAATTTAATATTAAGATAATTATGAGCGCACAAGAACAACACCAAGACTTTTTAATGCTTCAAATAAAAGCATTACAGACAGAAAATGAAAGACTTAATAACGAATTACGAAAAGTAAAAGATTGTGCTTTCAGAATTCGATTAAGCGACCCTAATTTCGACAAGTCATTGAGCGAAATAGAAACTGATTACGAAATTGTAAAACCTAATTAGTTATGGAATTTAAAGGAACTCATATGACAGTATGGGATAGAGAGATACACGAATACAAATTAATCGCAGCTGTTCCAGAAATGTTTGAAGAAATAAAAGAAACTATTACTGATTTAAAAATACTTAGAAATCAAATAACATTAGAAAGTAAAACAGTTCATCATTGGGAAGGTATGCCTGAGTTAATTGACAAATGGATTGAAAGAAAAGAACAACTACTAACCAAAATAACTGAATAATGATATACATACTAACCGCTGTGCTACTATTTTTTATAATAGTTTTACTAAAATGGCTAATAAATCTAACCGAAGACAATTTCGATTTAAAGGTAAAAGTTGAGGAATTGAATATTATCAATGATCAACTTTGTAAGGAAAATTTAGAGTTGATTGATAAGCTGCTCGAAGCTGGAATATAACGTTAAAACTACACGCTGGTTGCCTATTTATTCCAATGCTTCGGCAACTAGCTTGTAGTGATTGTTACTGGTTGTTTTTCTTTTTTTTAAAATAAATTGAAAGTTTCTTTGAATAAGTTTGCATAATCAAAATAAATGATTATCTTTGAATATTATTAAGAACTAAAAAAATAGAAATTATGAAAAAATTAGTAAAATACAACGGGAAAAACACAAGAGTTACTTTTGAAAACTCAATGTTAAATAGAGAAGTAATTAGCTTATGTAAGTTTGGTTATCCAAACCACTACAAAGGAGAATCTAAATTCACAATAAATAATAAAGATTACACTGTAAATTGGGAAAGCAAAAAAAATGAAACTTGGTCTATAAACAATGAATTTGAGGGTTTTAAATGTGGAGATTCTGATAAAAAAATGATTGAATTTATAATCTCAAAATACGGAATATGAAAAAAGAAACAAGAGGAGGCTCTCGCTTAAATGCGGGAGCTAAACCAAAATACACAGAGCTAACTAAAACAACAGCATTTCGAATTCCTATTTCTAAAATAGATGAAGTCAAAAAATTAGTCAGAGATTTTTTGGCAGGTTACGAGAGAGAAAATAACCAGTAACGGTTCGTGGCTTTGTCTAGTGCTGAAAATTCACGACAGAACATAAAAGTACAAACTAAACTTTAAATTAAAAACTAATATTAAAAACACAGACTAATGACTGCCCAAGAAAAGTAAAAAAACTAACAGGATATAGAGTTGCAGAATTTCCAAAAAAAGTATTGGACAACGGGGTTTTCTATTTTAAGATAAATGCTTATTTGGGGCAGTTCTCAAAATAGCTACTAACGTTTCGCAGCCTTGTACTGCCAGCCTATTTATAAAGTCGATTCGGCTGGTAGTTCAAGACTGCTGTTATGCGGTGGTGCTTTTTTAATTAACAATAAAATTTTAAAAATATGACAAAAAGAGAAAGATTAGCAGAAAAAATAAGATTAAATAATCTTAAAATTAAAGAGTTAGAAAAGAAAAACTTTTTATTAGGAATTGAAGCTATTCAGATTTCAGATAAAAACCAAAAGTATTCTGAAAAAATAGAAAAAATAGCACGATTTGAAAACAGAAAAAAAGTTTATGAAGATGTTTTGATAGGCAAAGTAACTTGGAAAGAACATTTTATAGACGAAGAAACTGGAGAAGTTGTAGATATTGAAAGAAATACAGTAGTAAGAAGAAATGATAGATGGTATTTTTAGCGGTTCCAACAGCATCCCGCATAACGTTCATTATTGTACTTGTAGCTAACTGACACAAGACAATGCAACGGTTCAAGACTAATAAAAACAAAGATTACAAATCATTAAATTAAACCAAAATCTAGCTATAAGTACAATATATTGTTGTAGGTAGGTTTTTTAAATCACGAATTATGAAAAAAGAAAAAGATTTTACAGCAGACATTGAACAAGTAAAAGAAGATTTGTTAACTATTGAAAGAGAAATGGAAATTATGAAAGCAAAACTTGACGAAAAGCAAAAACACAAAGAAACGTTACAGTATTTTCTTAATACAATAGATTTTGAATAACTGCGTAACTTTGGCGACAAAGTTGAGCAAACTTACCTACAACGTTTCACAACTACACGATGTTGCGTATAAACACAAAACCATCTTTCAGTTTAACACGGAATTGAAAGGTACAAAACAAAGTTTAAATTAAACCTAATCTAGCAATAGCGTGTAATTGCTGTTATAACTCGTTTTTTTATGGAAAATCTAATTGAAGAACATAGCGAAAAAGAATATTATCGAAACAAATATTTAGCTAAAATATTCAGAAAAGAAAGAAAATTTAGTACAGCTTTGAAATATTATACTGCTGCTCAAATACACTTGAATTACTTTAAAATGATAACTTCAAAATCTGAAATATTATGAATACAGTATATTTTCAACCGAAAGGCATTAACCCACAATATTGTGAAGTTGGTATGATTTCAGAAACAGACCCCGAATACATTTGGTATTTGGATGAACCTTGTAAAATTCTAATTAGTGAGGTTAAAATCATTGAAAAAGAAAACGTCATTTTCGATAAAAAAAGTCGTTTAATCAGGGTTCGCCAAAATGAGTTATAACTACTTGCTAACCGCTATAAATGTATTACAATTATGAAGTTTTACACTAAAACAAAGGTTATAAGGATTTCAGAGGCACAGTACAGCACATTGGTAAAAATGAAGTCTTATAAAGTTGATGTTGGAAAGTTCATTCGTGATGCAATTGCTGAAAAGATAAAACGAGAATATCAGGATTTAATACCAAAAGAAAAATCTAAATGCCCGTTTTAATTTTTGGCAACCAAAGCCATAAAAATACAAAACCGCAAACGATTAAAACGATAAATATCCAATTATTGTTTTTAGTCGTTTGTTTGGTTTCATTTATTTCTGACTTACCCGTACTTGTTTTGATGTTTCTTTTTTCGATTTCAAAATTATCAAATTTCGATTTATCAAATTTTATTGAGACGTTGAAATATTCTTTTCCATCCACGATAAAAGGTTTACTATTATCAATCGGTACAAGCTCTCCTATGTCATTTAAACGCACATTTTGAGTCAGCGTATAGGATTTGTCATTAAGAGAATAATTAGAGCTTATTTCGTGATATTCTTTGCCTGTTTTCCTTATTCCACACCCAAAAAGCAGGAACAAAATAAGTATTGCTAGGAATACGGAAATGGATAGGCTTTTCATTTAGTTTCCTTCTTTATAAATCACAAAACTTGAAGACTCCCCGATTAGAATTGATCCGTTTACGTCTGTTATTTTTACCCATACCAACCAAGTGCCCACAATAGTATTATTTACTGCTAAAACATCATAATTAATTACTCCGGTTGATGCATTTTCAATTGTTCCAATCCATTCCCCAAGTACTCCAGCAGGAGTTTTATACTTAATCTTAACGGATTGCGCATTCGTAATATCCTGCCCGGTTGTGAGTTGTATTTTAAAATCCTGACCTACATATATTTTACCCATTATACTTTTGAATTAAGGTTAATTTCATTTTTTGTATTCGATAATCGAATTATATTTGTTGTAAATTGGCTCTTTTTTGAAACTAATATTGTAGTTATCGATTTTAAAACAACTTCATTTTCGAAATAACTACTAAAATTAATTTCTGTTGTAATATTTGATTTTAAAATTACCTTTTCGAATAATGAAGTATCAATTGAACTTGCAAAAGCATTATTAACAGCATAATTCAAAGATAGCGAATTAAGTTCAATTACTGAGTTTCCAATTGTTTGCGCTTCATTGGCTGCATATCCCGCATTTAAAGGATTTGCGCTTATAATAGCATTACCATTCGTAACTGTTTCATTTACAGAATAATTCAAGCCAAGAACACTCACGTTCACTTGTGCGCTCACTTCATTTGCTCCACTCGCTAAAACAGGATTAACGGCATAATTTACCGATAAAGTGCTTGTTTGTGTTTGTGAGTTTCCTTTTGCACTTGGATTGTTTGCGGTGAAATCCCCACTTAATACACTAGATACAGTTGAAGCATTACCTTTTGCAACTGAACTATTTGCCGTATAATTAGCGTTTAAAACAGTTGGCAAAACTAAGGCGGTTGCATTTGCTGCGATAGTATTTGCTGCGTAATTCAATTGCAATATTTCGACTGTAGTTTGCGCATTTACGCTAACCGTCGCAACTGCCGAATTTATAGAGTAATTTGAATTTAAAATAGTTGTTTGAACGGAAGAATTCCCGACAATTGAAGGGGTAATTATAGCGTAATTTGCATTTAAAACACCTTGGGCAGTTGCGGAATTGCCAACCGATACGGCAGTATTTGAAGTAAAAGCACCAGATAAAACATCAGGCGTTGCAGTGCCATCAGTAGAAAGAACTTCGTAAAAGTTCAAAATACGCCTAGCTGTTGCATCAGCACCTAACGTTAATTGTGTTTTTGAAACGTTGTTAGTTGGTGCTGCCGTTGTTTGAATTTGATAAGCGTGTGTGCAAGAACCGTCAGACCCCGCCAAATTACGATATTGAGCCGCTAACGTGCCATTTGTCCAGTTCGTGCCTGTTAGCGTTCCCCAAGTGTTGTCGTCTGCCGTATGCCAAGATGCTATACTTACGTTACTGTTATTACTTGGTGTTATACCAGTAATTGTTTGAAGTGTGGCTGCAGCCTGATTTGTGACGTTATCAAACTCAATTCCCCAATTGTGTAAAGTACTTGTAGGACGAAAAACAAGCAAAACCAAGGATGTATTAGTAGCCCCTGCATTATCAAATCTTGGATTAACATCCCAAGTGCCGTTGTATCTACACCAAAAAGTATTTACCGAAACCAAAGAAGTTCCTGTATTGTTACCCTCATTTGTCCAAGTTTGACCTCCTGCAAGTCCATTTGTCCAAACTCCAGTACCTCTTTGTCGGCATATAACAACAACCAAATCCCCCGCTAACATCAATGATGGCGGGGTAACTGTTATAGTAGCTGTTGCATTCGTTCCATTATCAGTTGGAACCGCTGCCGAACCAAAGTAGGTAATTGCCATTTTATCCTAAAGTAAGGATTCCACTAGCTGAGAAAGTTATAACAAAATTACCCGCTGTCGAACTAATATCACTGCCAAAATCTAGGTATGCTATAAGCTCGTCTGCCGTCGAAGCACCACCTCTTGATTTGTATAATACTGCTCCACGTGCCGTAATAGTTGCCGTTGCAATTGTAATATCGTCAGCATCAAATACACCTGTATTCCCTGTATTATCTACTACAACTGTTTTGTTTGCCAACGCCACACCGCCTGCCGTATATCCTGTACCCACTACTTCATTTGTCACGTCACTTCTTTTCGTGTGTGTATCTTGGTTAGGTGTGTAAGTTGATGTTACTAACATCATTTTGATAGTGTCCGTGTCCAAGTCAATAGACCCGTTCATCTGGTCACGTTTAAACGAATTGTAAATTAAGTTTGCCATTTGTTTATATTTTATATTTTATTAATAATTCTTTCCTATGCTCTAATCCGTTCAAACCTCCGTTTATTTTTTTGGTAATTCCGACAATATCATCTTTATCAGCCAAAGAATTCAATCCTTTTAAATTCCAAAACCATAATGCACTGATCATTGCGTTTGCTTCTTCAAGTAATAAATCAGGATTTTGTAAGCAATCTAAATCGGTATCGTTAGCAAGTCTAAAATAGTTTTCTTTTCCCGTAATTTGAATAAATCCACGCCCTCTATATTTCCAACCCTCGCCGCTTTTTGAATTACCATTCCCCATACGATTGGCATAAACTCTGTTTGCAATTCTTGATTGCTGTCTTGCATAAGCCAAAGACTGTTCTTTATTGAAGTATTTAGGAAAAATTTTAATCAATCTATCGGCTGAATAATTGAAATTCTCGCTAATCGGTTTTAATCCACTTTCGTGTTCGATTTGAGCCATAAAATGCGAAACCCTCAATTTTGTTGTGAGTCCGTATTTTTCGAATAGTGATTTATATTTTTCTTGAAGTTTCATTTAGTCTTTTCGATTTTATACTCGTTTTTTTCCCTTGTGGCTAAGAATTGATTGTCTACATAATTAGTTAGAATTGCACCAAGCAAAATTCCAAGCCCTAATTTTAATAAATCGTAAACAATAGATTTGTCTTCTAAACTTCTTATTTTTATCGGAATATCTTTGAAATGCTCCAATGCAATATCAATCTTTATTACTGATTTTTCAATTGTGTCAATAGAGTTTTCTACTCTTTCAATAGTTTGGTTAAATTTAAGCTCGTGATTTCGGACACTCTCCATATCTTTTTTTAAACTATTTATATCGATTCTCATTTCTGTGATACTATCTGTCATATTCGGGGAAAAATTTATTCTCAAAAATACAAAAAAATTCCCACCAATTAAATGATGGGAAAATTTTTATTTGCCAGTCACGTTGCTGTCTTTTGCAACTGCGAAACCGAACGCAACGCCAATAGTCAAGATTGCACTCGCAACTTCTGCACTAATCCAATTCATTGCTGTTGCAACCCCTACGGCAGCGGTTACTAAAGCCGCTAAATTTGTTTTCCAATTTTTCATATTTGTTTATTTTAATTAATTATACACTCGAATTTCAATAGTTCCATCAACCATAGCCGTGTCCTCCAAAGCGGTAAATCCATAAGTAGACAAAGATACTTCGTTATTTGAGAATCTTCCGGCTGTAGAATTTTTACCATTAATAGCACCATTCGAAACTAATACAGTTGTTTTTGCTGAAACAAAAGCCCCTGATAAAGTAGCTGTATATGCCCCTGTTCCTCCTCTTGTCCAAACTACTGTTCCGCCTAAAGTGTTTTCTAAAATCGTTGCGGTTGGAGCGGATGTACCCACTTGATTCAAAATTGCTACATAGATTTTATATGGTCTGGTATCTGTAATCTTCTCAACAACACCAGTACTCGTGTTCCTTGTTAAAATGTCATAAGTTCCTGCACTTGTTGTTGGAGCAGTTGATAAAGTTAAAGCGGTTGTTTTAGTTGAGCCGTTTACTTGTAAAAAATTGCTACCATCATCTGTAGCTGTATTAATTAATGTTCTTCCAGATTGAGTTACGTGGAAAGCCTGTGAATTTGTTATTGTATATAAGTCTATTCCAGCGGCTCCATATAGTTTTGTTCCGTTAGTTCCATTAACGTCTAATGACGAGAATCCGTTTGCTCCTAAAACAATACCTCCTAAATCTACTTTTAAAACATTTTGAAATACAGCAGAACCTCCCCTGTCTACATAGAAAGACTTTCCATTAAGCAGTGATTTTATTTCAAAAATGTTTCCAGTTACAACTCCATTGTCTGTATATTCCGCATAAAATCCCCCATTCCCATCAGTAGCGCCTAAATGAAATCCTTTTGTTGGAGTAACTTTATTTACGCCTATCTTTCCACTTGATTCGGTTATAATACTATTCCCCAACGTACTACTCCCTGTTGCTTTTGGTATGTAGTTAGTTGTGAGTGTGCCTGTGTGGTAAGTACTCGAATCAACACTGCCATCCGCTTTAAGGAATTGCGAAGAAGTACCACCTGTTTTAATGAATGAAGTTGCTTTAATTCCTGAATCAGTAACTAAATTTTTACCTGTTCCTATGTTAATAGCCTGCGTAGGTTGTACTGCTAAATAATCATTATAAACGTATTCGTATGTTTTTTTACCTAAGTATTCCGCACCGTTAGTGTTAAGATGCGTTCCATCAACATTAAAGAACAAAGTATTTGCAGGGTCAGGAAATAATACTGCCGCTTCCACAACATAATCATATAAACTTCTATCGCTCAAAATCATTGTATTCAAAGAAACTCTCTCGGCTTCTTGTGGAGCAGTTAATGTTGTGGCTGAACATATAGTATAAGCAATAACCGTGAATCCTTGAGCCTTTGCATTTGCCCACATAGATTTCAAATCGTTATATGTTGCTGTAGCGGTTCTGCTCGCAAACATATCATTTATACCGCCATATAACATCAACATCCTTTCCTGATGCTCGTAATTCCTTGCATATGGTGTTATTTCTGCCGTGTAATTAGCCAACATAGTAGCTACCGTTCTGCCAGCCACGGCAGTAACTACGTGTTTCCAATCGTGGTTTTTTTGACCATATAAAAAGTATGTTGGGAAATCTCCAGCAACTCCAAATTGACTAACATCGTTGGAAAAACTATCTCCTGAAATAACAATCATTTTATTTAGATTCTTGTTATAAAGTATGTTTGCGTCTTTGTCAACAATAAAAGCGTCTACATTGTTATTGTATTTTGTCGTGATAAAGTTTGAAGTCTGTGTTTGCCCTGCCTGTATCAAGAAACTTGTGTCTCCGCCCGTTGAATTATCCTTTACTTGCATCGTAAAATATGGCTGTGAGGCATTTAATCCCACATACATCTTACCTGTTGTCCTGTCAATATTCCAAGCTGCAACCCCTCCTGTTTTTAATTGGAATAAAGTCCCTGACAGGTCTTTTAAACCTAAATCCCAATCGCCTGATGCATTTGAGAAGGTCATATAGTTATCTCGGTTAGTAGCATCTAAATTCTTTACTATTAAATTTGCCCCTACTATTCCTGTATTTTGAAAAGTCTTAACTCCCGATATATTTTCATTGCCTATAGTTTTCACAAATCCAGAATTTACTACACTAAATGGCACGGCTAAAAGAGTTCTTACCGGTTGCGTTCCTCCAAATTGGAATTGATAAACAGGATCGGAATTACCCGGCACTCGGTTAGCATAAGTTTTAATGACAATTCTGTCCGTTGCGAAAAAATCCCCGTCATCCCATACCATCGAAGCCGAAAATTCCATATATGAAGAACTCGATACCACGGCACTATTGCTGGATTGACCTATTAAAGTTTCGACTCCCGCAGCATCTCGATGGTATACTCTAAAATAAAATGAAGCTGTTCCGGTTCCAGATAACCGGCGAATATTCCCAAAAGTAGTAACGTTGAAAACTCCCGGCTGTCCAATTAAAACCCCTGCGTCTGAAATTCTTTGTGACACTAATTGGTCTGTAGTGGTAATCGCTGGTGTTGTAACATCGACAGCTGTGTCATTATACCTCACATCGTGTATATCTGTAACCATTACCACATAACCTCCTACATCGCTTGCCGTTGTTGTTGGGTACAAAGTTAGATTTGTCGGCAAGTCAGAAATGTTTAGCTTTTTGTTTAACGAATCCTGCACGGCTTGTGTTTTTGCGATGTATGCACTTGGAATTTTTCCTTGTGTTCCGTCTGTTCCGAATGTACCTATGTAGGTTGGGGTTGTAATTGTTTGCAAGGCATTGTTTTTGATGCCGTAATCGAATTCCTGTTCCTGTCCAGTAGATGTTTGCCCATAAATTGATACGGTGCATAATAATAAGAAAAGTATTTTTTTCATTTTGGTTTAAATATAAAATTTGATTCTAATTCTTTGTCCTGCCGTAATTGTTTTTTTAAAAGTTACCGTTGTGCCTATTTGGGTAAAAGTGTTTAAATCACTTGTATAAGATGGGTCTTCTGGAAACTGAACAGCATCATTTATATGCCCCTCAAAAGCAACGGCGCCAACAGGAACTGTATAATTCTGTCCCGCTCCGGAATACCTTTGATTTTCAATTGACACAACTGTACCATAGCGAGCATCTGTTTTAGCACGTATGTAATCCCAAAAAGTAGACTTTCTTGCTTTTTTACTAGTGCCTTCTGGACTTTCTGTCGTATCAGATTTATCTACTACATAATCCCAGTCATCATCTTCAAAAGATGTTAGTTCTGGTAATACGGTTAATTTTCTATTAGCCATTTTGTAAAATTAAATTATCATTATTCTCCAACATAAAAAAGTCTCCATTTTGGAATAATAAGAAGTGGTCTGGCGTTACGCCTTCTTCAATAAAACCAACATCTTCTAGATCTTCTACGAAAACAGCTTCTTCTTTTTCTTTTCCTGTAAAGTTTATTCTAAACCCATTCAAAGAGTTTTTTACTCCTCCAGTTTCGTAGGTTATTGTTCCCGCTTCCATTCCGTTGCGTAGCCCAAATATTTTATAAACACCGTTATTATCTAAATATAATATTCTAAAATCTATGTTTTGCAACAATTCTATTTCTTTTGGGTCTGCTCCTTGAAATGTTAACGATATGCTTTGATTATAGAACTTGCCTCCATCCGTTTGTTCCATCGATTCCGAAGCATTCGAAGCCTCTACACTATGGAACGAATAAATAAAAGTATCAGGAAATAAAACCAATATATTGCCGTCTGTTATTATTTGACTTCGTGAATATTTCACATATTTACATAACCAAACTTTGCGAATTCCTCCGACACTATCTTTGCACTTTCTAGTATATCCGCTTATAATTTCCACCCGAAACTTACTTTTACTTTTTGAGCATCTACTTCGTCTTGGCATTGTTGGTATTCGGTTAATGAATTTTTGCAAATCCACTTATTGAAACGACCTATATACATTTGTGCCAAATTGTGATATTTACCAGCTAAATACTGGCATTCTTCCTTACTTACCACTTCTATTTTATCGCCTGTATGTTTGTGAACACCCCCATTATCTACCGTATAAGAAGCAATCTCAATATACTGCGCTACTGCTTCATTTTTAGTAATTGGTTTAATTAAATCGGTGTATAATTCCAAATACAAGCCTGCCAACGTATCGGCTTCTTTGTCTGCTTTTATCTTGTCGTACAATATAGAGCCTAATAAAGGCTCTATTACTGATATTTGAGCATCTGCAATACAAAAAATATACTTATCCGTATCCGTATTTCCACTTAAAATAGTGGAACGGGTCATTTCTTCGGGTGTTATAAAAAGTAATTCAGCCATAATGTTAAATATCGTGCGGTGCTATTCCCGCTATTCCTGATGCTCTGCTTTCTTTTGGTTCGTTTTTTGGATTATTAACGTCAACTTTTACGCCTTTTTTTCTATAAGTTAACTTTTCCCAGTAATGTTTGCAAGTACCCCCTGTAAAATTAGCACTCAATAATCCACCTCCTTTATATTTCCATATAGAATAAGGTTCGTTTGGTGTCGGGTGCATTCCAAAGCCGGGATTTACATTGTTTTCTCCCATTAATTCTATGTCCTCACGCCTATAAATCTTATTCCTGCGCATCATTTCCTTGCAAAAAGGACGCTCTGGACTTGCATTTCCTGCGTAACGGTATCGATAAATATAAAATTCAGTATCCCATTTAGATTTTGCGTTCGGTATTGCTGTACCGCTGCTTACGCTTGCCAGCTCTAATTTATCTTCTTCTTCATAATCAACTGGCTTGCATTCTATTAATTCGTAATCGTCAAGATTTTCGTCCTCTCCATATAAATCTAAATCATTCTTTTTTTTTTCGTCGTGTGAATGCAACTGAATTTTTTGCTCAGATAAAGGAATGAAAAATAAATCTAAACCGATATTGTAAAAAGACAATACTTCTTCTAACGCTTCAATTATAAATGATTGTTTAGGCGCAATTACTCTTTTCATCAATTGACCTTCTGCTTCATCTAATTCATTCGCATTATTACCTAAGCCACCTTCTGACATAATACCAAATAATTTAGGACTCACAACCTTATGACCCGTCATAATTTGCTGCCTACTTTCGCCTGTCAAATATTCCCATTGCTTATGTTGCGCATCATTTACAGGAAAAGGAACTATAGTTATTTCAGCATCCCTGCCATTAAATGAAATGACAAAAGACATAGCGTTTGGAGATCCTGTCAGCTTTTGTTTAATTTGCATTTCCAATTTATCCTTTTCCTCAGGTGTCATTGTGCCACCGTCAGGAATATTAATAATATAACCAGCACTTAAACCTTTTTTGATTGAATTAATATAGAAGTTTGCCAACTCCTCTTCCATTTCTGCATAAGGCAAAGCACTTAAATAATCTGGATCGCTAAAATAATTTTTTCCTGCTTTGTATGGTTTTATACAATAAATTTCTATTGCTTCTTTTGAAGTTCCAAAAGCAGGATATTCAGTAGGTGGATATTTAGATGTATTAGTCCAGTCTTTTGAATGCCAATAAGTCAATATTTCGCCATCTTCATTTTCTAAAGATGGAACAATTTGTTGTTTAGGTATGTGGTAAATTGCTCCTAAATCTTTTCCGTTTTTAGCTTTTACAACTTGGAAAGACGCTTCGCCAAATAATTCAAAATCTGAAATAATTTTTCGTAATTCTTTTTTATTTAAAATTACTGAAAAATTAATCCATTGCGATAGGTTTTTATTTCTACATGATAAACCTTGCCCATAAATCAAATCAATATAAGACGATATAATAGCAGCATTAGTTGGACTCCCATTAAAGCGGTCAATTATGTATTGGTAAAATTCATTATTTTTTCCATTAAGCACCCAATTTCTTGACTTATTTTCTTGTAATTTAGGTCTTACATAATTGGATAGTTGCAATAATCTTATATCGTTACTCATAATAGTAATGGTCTTTTGTTGCTTTAAATTCCTGCGTATTTTGTGAAGTTACAAATATTTTATCTCGATATACCACGACATCATCTTCTAATATTTTTAACTGAAACTTTTGACTTTCTGTACAAATTAAGTCAAAAGTCATTGTTATTAATCCGTTAACGAATATGTACCCGTTATCAATTGTTTCTGTTGTTTGTAATGTTTCGTCATACAATTGCAACACAAGGTCATTACTAGGTTCGAACCTAGGTATAAAAGCAATTTCGTGTGTTGTATTTGTTGGTAATAAAACTATCATACTATTAAACAAAAAAAACCCTATTTTGTTACAAACAGGGTTTTAATTACTAATCCAAAAAATATCTAAACCAAAGCTATAAATGCTGCTGCTGTTGCAGTATCTAGTTTAGGAGACAAACTTCCTGTTGTAGATACGCCTGTAAGAGTGTACCCATTCAATTCTGTTTTTGCCCCTCCAGTAGATTGTACAACCGTGAAGTCAATACCATCATCAATTCCTATTGCGTGATAAATTCCATTTCTATCTTTAACTACTGCCATTGGAAAACCATAAGCAAGTATATTCATTTGGGCCGATGTAGTTGCATCAACTTTTTTCAAAACAAATGTACTTGTTTGAGTGTTTACCGTTGTTCCTGTATTTCTATCAGGTACTTGACTTTCAGAAATATTATTCCCATCGCCTTCCAATTCGTATTCAAAAACAGTAGTAAGCAAAGGATTAATTGCTGTTGCAACACCTGCAGTTACCGTGAATGGATTTTCAACGAAATTAAAAAGATACAAAGTAGAAACTCCCCCTAAAGATTGCTTACACGCCTTTAGTCTACCTGCTGTTAAATCACAAGCCATAATTATATATGTATTATTTAAGGGGAGAACTAACTCCCCTTTATTTCTAATTTAACTATGCTATTTCTCTTGCCCAAACGATTTCAGCACCATTATAATAATTTACACCAGCGTTGTAAACCATTGTACCGATAATTTTACCGTTTAACAATGTTTCGTCTTGATCAACCATTCTAACTTCGTTGTGGTCGGCTAACAAACCAGTTCCAAAGATTAGGTTTTTAGGCTCGGCAATTACAATTGTATTTGTTGGCAATCCGTTTACTTCATCCAATGTGTATTTACCGATTTTCATCGCTGTATTAGCATCGCCACCCAATCCGTTAACGATTCCTTTTGAAACCAAGAGGAAGTTATAAGCTTGGTAAATGTCAGGAGAAACACCTACTTTCAAAGTTTTTCTTCTCAATTCAATTGGCACTGCATTCAAAGCCAATTTCAAATGAGCTTCAACGTTTGATTCAATTGTAGCTGCTGGAATATCAACATCAATAACCGTTGCATCGGCTGCAAACAGTTTCAAGAAACCGTCAAATTCGTCTGCGTTTCCTCCGTCTCCGTTCCAAATATTGTCATCCAACTCCTCGGCTGTTT